CCCGCCTCTGATGACTCTATCGCAAGAAAGAAAGAAGTATACGAAGGTTACGTACAATCTACAATAAACGCTCTCATTTTCGGATAATCACCAATGTCTATATATCCCGTAAATAAATTTAAGTCTAGCATTCACCCTGCTATTTCTATCTCTGCTTCTTCTCCCACCGTAATCTGGGACGATGCCGAGGTTGATGGTGTAAATAGCTATGGTCTTGTTACTTCCCTAATTTGCTCTAATAAAACTTCTACTCCTAGAAAGTATAGCTTAATTCTTGAAAAGAATACTACCAGCGGTACAAACTCTGCATTTTTGCTCTATGAGGTAACAATCCCCGCTAATACTGCTTTTGAAGTGATTCAAGGAAACAAGTTTGTTCTAAAAGATGGTGATAGATTAAAAGCATATAGTGATGCTGTAGCCGGTACCACCGCAGGTGTGGTTGATGTTACAATATCCTATGTGGTCCACATTCCACCTTCTGCATAATAAAAAATGAGTAGCCTCTTTAGATCTGATTTCCCGACTCCTGAACCAAAGAAGAGCCGGGTGAAATATCGTACTATAAGAGTTAGAGAGGAAGTAGCTAAAGAACTTGATGAGTGGAGGGATCTATTTGAAGATTCCTCTATCTCTGAAGTTATGTGGCGGGTTTTTGCATTGGCTCGACGAGAACTTAAGCGTGTTAGGGATAAAAAGCGCAAGGCAAGAGAAAAGTTCTTAAAAATCCGTGAAGAGAAAAACGAAGTGGTTAATAAGCTGAATAATTTGTGATATAATTAGTAGGTAATTCAAAGCCTTACAAATGGCTAATAAAACTTATTTTACTGGGACGCCTGTAGAAGAATACGAAAACGATATCTACGCTGTCCAAGATTCTAAAAAACCTTGCGCTATTTGCGGCAAGGTAACTTCTTATAAGTCAAAGCTCGCTGCAGACTATATTTGCTCCCATGAATGCTCTAAAGTTCTCTGGCATGACATCTTTGTAAAACTCCACACCGACAAACGCCGCAAGCGCTGAAATGGCTAAGATCTCTAACAAAGAACTTCTAGAGATTGCACAAAACGAATCGACCACGCCCGAACAACTTAGCAAGATTTGGATTACATCTAAGTCTATAAAAGTTAGAAAAGCAGTTGCGTCAAACCCTAACGCCGATGCTCTCACTCTCAGGGCAGCGGCGCGTTTGTATCTCGAAGAAGTTCTTGACAACCCGGCATTTGAAATGCTCAAGCTCTTTGATGACAATGAGTGGGTACAAAAAATCGGAGAAATTCATGAGAACCCTGAGAGGTGGGCGTCAGGGGTGGGATACTACTCAAGAGCAACAGGGCAGCTTGAGCCTTTTGCCAGGGCCGCTTTGCTTAGCCCTCAGCTTAGTCCGTACGCCATGGTTACTATCATGGAGTTTCTTCCAGTTAGTTCGTTAAACAGAGCATTTAAATATCCTAAAACTAGAGAAAACTCTAGAAAGATGGTGTTTGAATATGCAGGCGACTTTACCATGGAGGCTTTATTCAAAGCTTACAATGGTGGGT